TATAAAAAACAAAGAAAAAAGAAGAAATTAGACTCGTCGACAAGCGCAAGCAAATCAAACCTAACTCTAACAGGACAATTGCTAAGGTCGTTAATAAGTAAAGTTACAGGAAGAAAGATAATACTAACAATAACTGAAAACAGAACAGACGGAATAAAAAACAGTGATCTAGTAAAATGGCAATCAGAAAAAGGCAGGGACTTTTTTGAACTAACAGACAAAGAGGTAAAGGGCTTGCGCAATCAACTCAAAAAAGATTTAATAAAATTAATTAAAAAAAGATAATAACAATTAGACAAAAGGATTTCCATGACAGACGTTAAAAAGCCTAGTGGGCAGCCAGAGAATGATCTTGTGGATCAAACTAAGGAAAAAAAGGACGTTGTAGCTTACGAAACTTACCAAAAAACACTCGCACAAGAAAAGAATCTTCGAGCTAAAACACAAGAGCTAGAGAGTGAATTAAATTCACTTAAAAATGCTCAACGAGAAGCAGAAGAGGCTAAACTTAACGAGAAAGGCGAGTTTAAGAAGCTAGTTGAATTAAGAGAGCAAGAAATTGAAAAACTCAGAGAGAAAATCAGTTTTGTAGAGAAAGACAGAGATGGTTACAAGGGAAACCTAGACGATACTTACAAGCTTCAAGCTTTTTACGATAAGTTGCCGGGTAAGATTAAACGCAAAGAGTACCTTGGATTTGTAGACCTAGAATCAATTATTGTTGACCCCGAAACAGGCGATATTGATTCTAGTAGTGTGCAAAATGTTGTTTCTGGATTTATCGAAAGACATGGTGATTTAATTGAGTCAAGTAAATTTGGCGGTCTCCCTGCTGATGCCCCTATGGGTTCAAGCAAAAAGTTTACACAATCAGAGTGGAAAAACTTGTCTTTAAAAGAGAAAAAAGAAAGCTGGTCAAGAAAGCCAGCAATTTAAGGAGTAATTTATGTCAGTAACAAATATCAACGACCTAACGGCACAAGTTAGAGAATACTGGTCTGATATGTTCGTTCAAGAACTTCAAGACGATGATCTAATTATCAACCTTGTAAATAGAGATTATGAAGGTGAGATAGGGCCGGGCGGTAACAAGGTTAAAGTAACACAATGGCTAGATGCTAATGGTGAGATCTCAACTATTGGTGCAGATGATGATTCTTTCAACCCTGAAAAGTTAAGTGAAACACAAATTGAAATTAACGCTAATAAAATCTTTAGTGCTTCTTTTCAATTCACATCAATGGCACAACTTCAAACACAATTAGAAGCTGCTGATTCTCCAGTAAGAGCTGCTCTTTTAAACGGTGTTAAGAAGCAAATGAATAAGTACATCTATGACTTGTTTTCAGGGGCAAACAACACTTCAAGTGTAACAGATTTTAATGCTGCGCAAGTTTCAGCTCTTAGAGTTTATGCTGGCCAAAAGAAATGGAAAAAAGACGGTGACTGGTATTTAATGGCTGATCCTGTTTACCATGGCGACCTTTTAAATGCTCAAACTCTTACTAGTGGTGACTTTCAAGCTGACAGACCTCTTATTGGTGGTCAGATGGGATCAAGAAGATTTGGATTCAATATCTTTGAAGATAACTCTGATGGATTGTTAGAGATTATTGCTAACGCTGGTGGTTCTGGTTCTGCTGATTGCGCACTCGCATTTCACAGAGATGCAGTTCACTTTGCAATGCAATCACAGGCTGAATTTGCTATTGCTGATTTAACAGCTAACAAGCAAAGAGGTTATGTAATTAAAGTTGATGTTATCGGTGGTGGTGCTCAAGGGCATGATCATGCAGATTTACACAAAGTTATTTACAATAGTTAATAAAGGAAACTGAGCATGGTATCAAATCATCCAAACATTATAAAGCTAGAGGCAAAGAGCGCAGACCAATTGGAATTAATGATCGGAGAGATCGACAAGGCCTTCACGCCCATCGCTATATATGGAATGAACAGTAGGCACTATGCTTGGTTATCCTTTCACACTGGTGTTAAAAAAAGGATTGTAAAATCAAAAACTAAAATCAGTGAAAGTAAAAAAGTTAATACAAAAATATAGGAGTTAATTATGGCCGTATTATCAGACAAAAAAATTGTAGGCGCTCCATTCAGAAATGAAGGGAAAGTTGTAAGAGTCGTTTATGATTTCGCACAAGACGGTGGAGCTATTGCAGATTACGATGCAATCGTTGCAGATGGTGCAATACTAGTTGAGCTTTTATCTATTGATTGCAAAACCGCTTTAACGGCAACTGCAACGTCAAACATGGATCTAGGTAAGAATGCTGGTGGAGTTGAATTTTTAAGTGCTTTTGATGCTGGTGGAGGGATTTCTGCTGACGTTCAAACACCGGGTGATACTGCTGGAATGGTAGTTGAACTTGCTGATGGTGAAAAAATTGTTATGGGTGTTGACACCGCAGCAATCACCGCCGGTAAACTAGAATTCATTTTTAAAGTTTATTCAAGATAAAAAGGATTAGGCCCTCGAATGGGGGCCGTCTTTTAAGGTAGAAAGTGACAGCGAAAACAGAAAACGTAAACACAGATAATCAAAACTCATTTGTGAATGATGGTTCTGGAAATGTAGCAAGAAACACAGTAAGTGGTGGAGCTTCGAGTATTGTTTATTCTGATTTCCAGTCAAGCTTACCGAACGATTCAGAGCTAGACTCTGGTTGGCTTGATATGGCAACAACAGATAAGGTTCAGTTTTCTGGTTATGCCTCTTTAACTGGTATGACAATGACTATCATGAGCCGTGCAAGCGAGAGCCAACCATCGCTGGACACGCCTGTTATATACAATGATGGTACGTTTTACATGTTCAATATTATATGTCGTCAAAGATATATGAGATTTAGATGGACAAACACAACAGGTTCAACGGTAAGTAATGCATCAATAGAAGTAAAACAATCATACGGTAGTAGCGATAAACTATCAGTTTTCCCTATATCTGTGGCTCCTAATAATTTTTCTCAAGCAGGATTGGTCCAGTCAGTATTAAGGGGCTTGGACCAAGACGGTAACTACACAAATGTTGGAACAAACGAAGTCGGAGCATTAAACATCTCTAATTTTCTTGTTGATGTAGCCAGGAGCAAATATCAAAACTATAAGTTGGGAAATAAATTTGGTAGAAACCCAGACATAGACACAGGCAGTGATCCTGAAGATGTCTGGTTTGGTGGTGGTGAATATACAGGGTTTAATGCAACTTCAAATGAAAACCTACAATGTTTTTCAAGCTCAACAAGTGATGTAGGATTATTGGTTTCAAGTGGGACAGCTACAGGTGGAACAACACTAACCTTGGTTGATAGCGGTGCAACTTTTGTCTCAGACGGTGTAGCGAGTGGGGACTTAGTTATAAATAACACTCAAAGTTTTCATGGAATAGTGGTGCAGGCAACAGAAACAACCATTACAGTTGATAGATTTAATAATGGAGCTGTGGAAGACTTTGCATTTTCATCTGGAGATTCTTACCGAGTAGCAAGTTCATCGGGCACAGGTGCTGCTGTTGTAAAATGGCAAGGCATACTCAACGAGGATTATGAAGAGCAAGGCGATGCTTATATGATACTTAATGGCACTAGCTTAGTAAATATAACTATAGATGCGATGAGATGCTCAAGAGGAAAGATTATACTTTCTGGCTCTGGTGGTGTTAATGCCGGAAATATAACTCTAAGGCAGCAAACCACAACAGCGAATGTGTTTGCATTATTGCAAGCAGGGGCAGGTCAAACAGCAGCAGGATGCGACACTGTACCTAAAAACAAAACAAGAATAATAACTAATTTTTACATAGCGATGGCAAGGGCAAATGGCTCTGCAGGTTCAGCAAATGCACAGTTTCAAACAAGAAGACATTTTGAATCCTGGCAAACTAAAAGATTTATAACAATAACTAGCAGTATTTCATATATACCAAGCATAAACCCAAATCTAATCATAACTGAAAAGTCAGATGTTAGGTGGAGAACTGAGTCAGTATCAGATAATAATACAACCGTAAGCGCAGAGTTTGAATATTTAGAAATAGCTAACGATTCATTTTAAAGAAGGTTAAATAATGAAAAGAATATATCATGACAACAATGGAATACTAGCAGAGCTTTCCACAGAGCTTGAGAACTACCACACAGGCACTGCAACTATAGACATAGTAAGTGCAGACGATGCCATCTTTATAGGCTCAGAGCTACCGTTTAACTCGCTATACTTTGATGTATCAAGTGCGAACGATCAAACATCTACACCGACAGTGAGTTACTGGGACGGTGGAGCATGGGTTCCGATGGTTGACCTTATTGATGAAACAAATGGCTTGTTTGTATCCGGTCACATGACATGGGTTACAGATAAGTCAAAAATTTGGGCGAAAGAAGATACTGTTTATCATTCAGGTGGCGAGCAAATAACAGACCTTGGGGATGTTACTGTTTACGATCTTTATTGGTTGAAAATAACGTACAGTGCGGACTTAAACGCATCAACAACTCTTAACTGGGTAGGAACTAAGTTCTGCTCTGACAATGATTTAGAAGGTGAATACAGTTTATTTGGAAGATCTGGATTTATTACGGCCTATGAAAGCGGAAAGACAGACTGGGAAAAAGAAATAATACTAGCATCAAGACTAGTAGTAGAGGAACTAATTGATAAAGGCTCTATAGTATCTGGTGATCAATTGCTAGAAAGAAGAAAGCTAAGAGATGCCACAGTATCACGGACAGCTCAATTGATATTCACTAGTATGGGTGATGATTATGAAGACGATAGAGTTAAAGCAAGAAATGAGTTTAAATCTAGAATGAATAAAAAGAACTACAAAGCAGACTTAAACGCAAATGCTCGCTTAGATGAAAGTGAGAAAGGAATGGTAAATGGCATTCTCTATAGGTAGTGTAATAGATGCCATAAGGGTAGCGATACCAGGCTATAGCAACTTCTCTACGAAATTAGAAATCCCTAATCCATACTCTCTTGAAGATAACCCGATAAATTATATGGATGACTCCTGGGGTTTAATCGTAGGATCGGGAACTAGAGGAAGTAAAGAAGAATTAGCCATTATGGACTATGTTGTAACAACGAATAGACCAGTTAGCGTAATACTAAGTCGAAAAGTGTACGAGATACACACCATAGATAAGGCAATAAATGAAGAGGTTAAAAATCTTTTCATAGATGCAAATACAATAAGAAACAATTTTTTATCGCTTTCGAAATTCGGGGTTCTTAAAGGCGGTGAAGAAATAACTTATATTGGTGATACCGGGGTAAATTTCATCAATGGTGATAAGTTTAATTTAATTTACACACAAATCGATTTTGAATTCGAGATTGTGGAAACTATTAATTAGGAGGAATGTATGGCCTTAAGTGATCCAAGAACCATATTTGGCATTCATTCAGTTGCACCTTATAACAGAACAACTGGTGAATTTTACGGTATTGCTAAAGTCTTAGACTCATCTTCAATCGCTGTTAACTCTGAGTTAATCTCCCTTACAGGTGGTTCTCAGAAGTTTCCATGGGCAATTGAAAATGGTCTTTCAACGGCAGAGATTAGCCTTTCTATAGGGCAATATGACAATTTTTTACTTGAACTTGCTTATGGTAAGGCACCAACAGACAACGCAGCAGAGGCATCAGGAAGTGTAACAACTTTAACTGACAAGTCTGGTGTTATTGTTAATGCATCAACAGGTATAGCTTCAATAAGTGTTAAATCAGGCGAAGAGGCAAACTTAAAGTTCGCAAAGTATGTTGTAAAAGTAGCATCTGGCACAACTGTAGACGTGTTTGCATCATCTGATGTTGACTTTGCTAGAGGTGAAGACGTTACCTATACAAATGATCTTTTAAAGGTTTGTTCAGCCCTTACTATTCCTGATTCTGGTGCAACTGTTGAACTAGTTGACGGTTCAGGACAAAGTCTTGGGTTAGAATTCACAGGTGGTTCAGGAACTATAGACCTTGAAACTGCAGGTGCTATTGGTGACACAGCTACATTTGAAGTTAGACCACCAAACACTGATTCTATGGACGTTGTAATCGGTGGCTCAACTGACACTGTACCTGAAATTGGCATGATGATTTATGCTCAACAAAGGGGTACAGGGGAAATGTTCGAGATCGATGTTTACCGTGCAAAGCTTACTGGTATGCCTTTTGGTTTTAGTAAGAATGAATTTTCCATTGCTGAAATATCTGCGCAAGCATTTTATGATAGTGGGAAAAATGGTGTTATGCAGCTTAGGCATGTAATACCAAGCTAGCTAGTTTTTATTAGTGCTTTGAAGGGGGAGCAAGGAAGCTCCCTTTTCTATTCTTGCCCTTAATTATTCTTCTATTTGATTCTGGTATATCATCTTTTGTTATGAATTTTCTTTCACAATTAAAAGCTGCATGTATCATATATAAAGATAAGTTACCCCCTGCATAGATGTCGGCTAAGCCTTGGACAAAGTGCCTCTCATATTCAGTCATTCTAAAAGATAAAATCTTATTTAGTTTGCTTTCATCTTTTCTTTTGTTTTTACTCTTTTTACTTCGTGCTGGTAGGTGGTTTTTTGTGTACTTTCTCGAATTCTCTGAAATAGTTAGCCATTGCAGATTACCTATAATATAGCCTTTCTCTGGTTGTATTTTATCAATACTTGGGCATGTTGCTCTCGTTTTTCCTGCCAACTCCCATTCGTCCATTAGTAGTAATAAACTAGACTCATTAATTGACCAATTTATAAATTCATCAATACCTATTATTTCAAATGAATCTTCGTTTAACCCATTTTTAAGCGCCCTAAACTTACTTCTTGTTTTCATGCTTGAGTATGTAGATTTTAATTTCTTAATTATTGCATCCATACTTTGTAATACTAATATGTGGGTGCAATGTAAAGATTTTATGGTTAAGATATATTGTAACAAAGGACAATAAAGTATGGCTGGATTATTAGAATTAAGACCACAAGAATCACGATTAAAACTAGGAAGCTTGAAACAAGAACTTGTCTTAAGACCTATTACGCTTGCTGATGAGGCTTGGCTTGATGAGACATATGGATCTGAGGAAATAACTAAGGTTTTCGAAGAGGTTAATATAAAAGAAATCTCAAGAATTGTATTTAGATTACTAAGAACAGACTCAAAAAAGTTATTTAAAAAGCAAACCGTTGAGATTGTTGATGAGAATGGTAACTGTGAAGATATAGAGCTTGGTGGTTTGGATTTACTAAGAACTATGATTGTTGGTTGGCCAGAGAAAATCGCTTTATATAATTGCTTGTTAGATAATATAGGCATTAGCAGGCCAGAACTTGATGAGCCTGTAAAAAAAAACAAAATGGAAGCGGAGACAGTGGAAATGAAGCTGTAAACTGGTCTGATATATTTGACTTGATAAGTAGTGAGTACGGCTGGAGTGATGAATACATATGGACGCTAACGACAAGAAGGGTTGATCATTTAATAGGTTCAATAGTTAAGAGAAGGAATTTAAGAATGGAGTTTGAAGCGTTGTTAAGTGATAAGAAAATAAAGCTACCAAATGCAAAAGTTTCTTCGGAGCCATTAAAAATAGATCAAAAACAAGAAGAAGCTATCGAGTTAGCGCACAAGATGGCACAAAAAAGAATGTCTGAAAAATACAAGAGGTAAGTTTTGGCTGATGATAAAATTATTATAGAGTTTGATGGTGATATAAAAGCATTAAAAGCTAAACTGGGTTCAACGCAAAAAGAAGTTTCAAGGCTTGAGAAGGCATCTAAAAGTATTAAAGCTACACTTGGAACAGTTGCAAGGGCTGGTGCTATTGGCTTTACAGCCTTAACGGCTGCTGTGGGTGCCGCTGTCAATGAGGCAGCAAAGTTCGAGAGAATAACAACGCAATTTGAAACACTAACAGGTAGTGCAGAAGAGGCAACAAAAGTTGTTAAAGATCTTCAAGATTTTACAGCAAAGACACCGTTCCAATTTGAGTCTGTAGCGAAGGCAGGGCAAACTTTACTAGCATTCGGTTTTGAAGTTGATAATGTTAAAGATAAATTAAGAGAAATTGGAGATGTTTCATCAGCATCAGGGAAAGATATTTCGGAATTAACGGTCGTCTATGGCCAGATTGCAGCTCAAGGTAAATTAACAGGCGAGAGATTAAATCAATTAGTAGAGGCAGCCGTTCCAATAGGGCCAGCACTAGCTAAAACTATGGGTGTTGCTGAGAAATCAGTTAGAAGTTTAGTTTCAAGAGGTGAAGTTGATTTTGCCACATTTGAAAAGGCATTTAAATCTTTGTCCGATGAAGGCGGCTTTGCGTTTGAGGGTATGATTAAACAGTCAAAAACTTTAGAAGGTGTTTTTTCTACAGTAAAAGACAATGTTTCTTTGCTTGCAGCCGATGCAGGTAAGCAGCTATTACCAGTGATAAAAGAACTTGCAACTCAGTTTTTAGGCTTAATTCAAAACCTTAGAAGTACAGATGGTTTTATAAATGCAGTTAAAGACACAATTTCAGGAACGACAAGAATCGTTTTAGGTGCAGCACAGGGCTTTGAAACATTTGGTAAGAGGGTTGGGGCTATACTTGCAACCGTATCTAGTGCAGTTACCGCAGCTCTTAATCTTAAATTTAAACAGGCAGTTGAAATATTTAAAGAAAATGACAAAGCCTTTAGGGAAGAATTACTTGTAATAGAGCAGGGCTATGCAGACAAATCTAAAGCTATTGATGAAGCTCTCTATTCAAAAAAACAAGAATTAGCGAATGAAAACACCACCAAGGTCAAAGCAAAGCTAGCGGAAGAGACAGAGATTAAGGCTCAGGCTAAGCTTGATGAGAATGAACTATTAAAAGAACTTGAAGATGAGTTACAAGAGCAAAAACTAGAATTAGAAACCGAGAGACAAGATCAAATTAATCAACTTGTTTCTGATAAACTAAAAGAAAGGTTTGATGCAAAAAGAGCTGTTGAGCAAGACGATATTAAATCCTCAATAAAAGAAAATAAATTAAGAATGAAAGAAGAGGTTAAGTACGGCAAAAGTGTTGCTGATGCCCGAGCTTTCTTTAGAACAAAAGAGGTTGAGGGTACAAGGATGCTCCTCGATAGCCTTGAGACCCTAGGTAAAACAGGAAATAAAAAACTTATTGAGATCGCAAAGGCAGCCTCTATTGCTAAGGCGATTATGAATACAGCAGAGGGTGTTACTAAGGCCCTTGCTTTTGGACCAATTCTAGGACCGGCACTTGCTGGGGTCATAGGTGCTGCAGGTGCAGTGCAGATTGGAGTTATCAGTGGCGCTAAATTCGCAGATGGTGGTATGTATACTGGTGGGATTCCCGGTGTCGATTCTTTACCTGCAATGTTACAGCAAGGCGAGTTAGTAGTACCTAAGCAAAGTTTTGAAGAGGTTGTAAACTCAGTTGCAAAAGAGCGTAATGGTGAAAGTGGAAGTGGTGGGATGATGGAAGTCATGATCGGCTTTAAAGATGATGCTTTTGAGATTATTGAAGAAAAGATACTGGAAAGAAGAGAAACGCAAATAGGAAGTCTGTAATGTCAAGAATCAAGTTTTATGAAAAATCATACCTAGATATAGACTCACAAAATATAACCATAACCGTGACAGATGCAACAGCAACAAATTCAGGACAAAGCTATGTTGACTTTGTAAGAAATAGAAATAATGAAACTGCGTGGATGACAACTGGATCGGATGATGCAGCAAATACTCAGATTGATATTGATATGGCCGAGACTTTGGCGATTGATAGATTGCTAATCGTAAAGCACAATCTAAAAGCTTACACAATTCAATACCATAATGGCTCAAGTTATGTTGATTTTTCAACTGCAATTAACGAAACAACAAACACAAAAAGCACAAACGAACATATATTCACAGAAGTTCAAGCATCAAAAATAAGAATAATTACAACAGGAACACAGGTTGCAGATGATGATAAATTTATCTATCAGATACTCATCTGTAAATCCCTTGGTCAGCTAGAGGGTTATCCAGAAATCAAGAAACCAGTTTATTCAGCAAATAAAAGAGTTATCAAGTTACTGTCAGGAAAGTCATTCATAGCAAGGCAAAGAGGGGCGTTCTCATGCACTTTAGATGTTAAGAATTACAATATTACTGCAGATTTAAATATATTAGAAAGTATATACTTCAATCTTAGTGGAGTTTTAGTCTGGGTTAATGCTGGCGATAGCGACCAGTTTTCTCGAGAACATATATCTTATAGGCCAGAGGATATATTTCTAGTTCAACCAACGGATGAATGGACACCTGAGTTTTATAAATCCCTCTATCAGTCTGGCATTAAGTTTAAAATGAACTTAGTTGAGGTTGTCAGATGAGTTTCTTAAAGGTTTATATAAAACCGTTTAAGGGTGATTTGACCTACGAAGATGACTTTGTTGAGGTGACATCTGATGTTGACTTAAGTGGTATTGGAAAAATAACTCAAAAACTAGATAACAATGAATTTAATGTTGGTTCATTTAAGTTTACCAATTTAGGTTTCACACTTAGTAATGACCAAGGCTTGTATAGTGAGCCTGGTGTACTTAGATCTATATTCGTAAACAAGAGGAAGGATTCAATTGTAAAGGTAACATGGTCACAAGAGGATGATGGTCCAATTTGTGGAGTTGCTATCTGTGGTAGCTCTTATCTTGCAGATGAAAAGACTTTGTTTTACGGTCTTCTTAATGATACAGCCACAACTCAGGCGATAAGTAGGAGTGAGTTAAGTCTATCAGCTCAAGGTATTGAGTCTATTTTCTCAACCACCGAAACAAATTACTCATCGCTATCTGTAGGCGACAACATTTCGGTGACTATATATAATTTATTAAATCAAACCAGAATAACAGAACTTCTTAGCGTGTCTCAAGTAAATATAAGTTGTGGCGAAGATCAAATTCCTGACAGCATTGCACTACTTGAAGAAACAACAGTGAAAGAGGCGCTTGATGAGTTATTAGAGAAGACGAACTCTATTTTATATATTGATGTAGGGACTCAGGTTGTCTATGTTAAGCCCCGGACACCTGAAGCAAGTGTTAGCAAGACCTTTTATGGCCAAGGCTCTAATATAGGCTCTGAGGACATTGTTGATATAAATAAAATAAGTGTTGGTAATAATAAAATGTTCAACTTTTGGAAGTGGAGTGATTCGACAACCACCTCTAAGGACACCTCAAGCATTTCAACTTATGGTGTCAGGAAAAAGGAGATAGGAAGCGATTTACTCACCAACGGAACAAAAATAGGAAACATATTAACATCATACAAAGATGAATTCTCAATTCCTAAGCAGGAGTTTGATTTAATAACAATATTCGACTACGGCACGATTGATTTATTTATATTAGACCGTGTTGCAATTGATTACCCTACTCTTTACTATCCTGCCGTTGATTCACTTCCTAGATATGGAATAACTAGATATGGTGCAGATAAATACCCTTATGCCTCATGGATACTCACAATAAATACTAGTACTAATTATAAAATACTTGGAAGAGTTATAAATCTAAAAAACCAAACGATAACTTTTAATTTAAAGGAGATATAAGTGGGAGTTAATACATTAAGCACAAAGGTGTCAAATGATGTTATTAGTGAGGATGATGTAAATCAATATAAGACCGCTATAACAGATGATTTAATACCTAGAAATTCGTCCGGAGTTATTACAGATATTGCTGGGAACCTTGGAACTTCTGTTTACAGGTGGGTAGCTGGCTATATTAAATCATTATATATAGGCACGATTGCAAATAATAACTCAATAACAGAAGTATCAAATGATTTGGAAATATCTAGTGACTATGACATTAATTTAGACGCTGGATCAGGGAGAGAAATCGACTTAAGGTTTAACGGTACAGCTCTTGGGAGTGGTATAACCTCAAGTGGTATTAGTAGAGATATGTTAGGGGCTGTAAATTATTCCAAAAGCTCATCTTGTGGCAGTTTCTCGGGGTCATCAACATCTTATGCCGACATAACAAATCTATCAACATCAATTACAACAACTGGGAAACCTGTGATGCTCTACTTTGAGTCGGCAAGTACCACAACAGGTTCAAATATTTCAAGTACTGCTACAACAGATGTTAAATTGCTTAGGGATTCTACAGATATAGCACTATACAGAACATCAACATCAAGCTTTGAATTAGGTGTACCATTGATAATTGATGTACCATCAAGTGGTACTTACACATATAAAGCTCAATACAAGGTATCATCGGGCTCGGTGGCAATAAACACATATAGACTTGTAGCGATAGAATTATAAGGAAACATTATGGACGTATCTAGTTTAACAGTAAGGGCCAACGGTGAAAAAATACTAGCATCTTGGTTTAATTCAGTTCGAACCTTTCTTGGAACCTTTGAGGGTTACTTAGACCAGTCAGAGGATACTATCGGTAATGGAGCATCTGCAGCAGACGTTAGTGGATGGACTTTGGATTCTGCAAGCTATACCAGCGGTGTCTATGAAGTTGAAGTCGATAGGTCAACGGACTCTGTGAACGCATTTGCAAATGGTAGACTTGTACTGCAAAGAGTTAATGGAGCCTGGAGAGTTGATACTGGTTCATTTATTGGTGATGCGGATGCTGCACCTGGTGGTGATGGTGTCACGTTTACAGTAAGTGAAGCAAGTGGCGTTGCTCAAGTAAGAGTTGCCACATCGACGATTGCAGGATCATCATATAGTGGAACAATTAAATGGAGAAGGGTGGTTTTCGATGTTTAGAAAGAATAAATTAGTTATTTTATTATTATTACTTATTATTATGCCTGTTTTTGGGTCGCAATGGTTTACCGATATAAAGGTTAAGGGTCTACAGCTCTTTAGCGAGTTATATATTAAACACATTACAACCCCATCAAATCCTGATGCTGGTTACGTTAAGATTTATGCAAAATCAGATGATAAGGTTTATAAGCTGGATTCAAGTGGTACAGAAGAAGAAATTGGTTCAGGTGCTGGCGGTGGTGGCGGCATTAACTATCTCAGCACTAATGATGACTCTGAGTTTGAAACATCAATAAGTAACTGGGTTGCCTTTGATGATGGTGCGGTAACTGAACCTGTAGATGGTACTGGTGGATCGCCTTCAGTTATCACGTGTACAAGAAACACTACTACACCGATTAGGGGTGATGGCGATATGGTTGTTACATCAACAGCTGCAAGTGCCCAGGGTGAAGGGTGTTCTGTAGATTTCGATATTGACAACGGAATGAAAGGTCAAAAACTTACTGGATCATTATGGGTTGACACAAGTGCAGTTAACTATGCTGACGATGATTTAGGAATCTTTGTTTACGATAAAACAAACACAAATTTAATAAGAGTAAATGGCGAGGATATAAAAGGGACTAAGGGTAAAATCTATTTCCAATTTCAAGCTGCTAGTGATTCAACTTCATATAGATTGATTTTAATGGCAAGAACAACTGCCGTTTTAGGTTACTCGATTTACTTTGATCAAATATCTGTAGGCCCTACAAATTTAGCTCGTGCTCAACTAACCAAAATACAACAAGGTATACTTACAGGAGCTTCTTTACTATCTACTGTTAGAAGATACTCTAGTAATGTTGAAACAGGCGACACAGGATTACTTACATACAGCGATGATGGCACTAACGGCACTAGATTAACTGCCAATGTAGATAATGTTTTTGTAAACGTAACATATCAGGACGAGTCGGACGGTTCAAACTCCAATTCAATTATAAGTATTAAAATAAACGGCACTGCAACTTCACAGTCTTGGGGTTATGAAGGTTCATTAGCAACTGAGTTACAAGCAAGCGCACATATAAAATTAGATCAAGGGGATTATTTAGACTTTTCCGTAAACAGTGCATCTAGTTTTGTTACCTCTGGAAACTCTGTTATTTCATATACAGCAACTAATAAAACAGATGTTAAAATGAGTGAAGACTTAGGCGGTAGGGAAATAATTACTCTCGCAAATATTACAGCATCCTCGGCTAATTTAAGCATAGCAACATCCAGTATTGAAATCTTAGATTTTGACAGTGTTGAAAAAGATACTACATCTAGTATAACCACGGGGGCGTCTTGGAAATTTACCGCTCCTGAGACTGGTGATTATGATTTATCTGTGGGCGTGTCTCCTTCAAATGCAACATGGTCATATATGATTATGTCTGTTTATAAAAATGGTGGTTTTTATAAAAAACTGTTTAGGGAAGAAGGTGCTCAGAGCGGCGGCGCATTTGTAGGCAACATAACAATTCCTTTAGTTAAAGATGATTATATAGATATAAGAATATCTAATGAAGATGTTACCAATGCTCTAACTATCAGTACTGCAACAGGGTTTAGTTATGTATCAATAGCTAAAAGAGCTTCCCCTCAAACAATGCTTGAAACTGGAACAGTTGCGGCTAAATATACTAGTAATAGTGCCTCCCCAATGACTACCTCCTATGCAAAATACGACTATGAAGATTTAGACTATGACACTAACAACATGTGTTCCGCAGGTGTTTGTACTCTTCCAAAAACAGGAAAGTACAGACT